CATTTGCACCAGGTGGAGATTATCTTACCGGAACAATTAATATGCCTTTTGTGCCAGACAGTGTATATAGTCGTGGCAATTATGTAGAAGGTGATGGAATGGGCAATACCCGTTTTATCGCTAAAAACCCTGGAACCATCATCTTTAATACGGTTCAGCCTGCGCCTTTAAAGTTTCAAATGGGTGGGCATGTTGCTGGTTGCATGTTGGTGGGTAATGCGCAATCCAATAGTCAAGGTATTCGTTCTCAAGCTAATTTTAGCTTTGGTATTTACGATGTGATTATGGATGGGCTTACGGTTGGATGGAGCGTGGTTAATCAGGGAAACCCTGGTGATTATGACGCTTGCAATCATATTGTTTTAGAGAACAGCCGTATTTTGAATTGCACACAATGGGGTATAAAACTTGATTTACGCACAGGAAACAATGAAACCAGCTTTATGGGCATACGCAATAGCACAATTGAGAATTGCGGAACATTAGCAGGGGCTATTGGTGGTGGCATGTATTGGCGCGGTCAAATGCTGCAATTTGATAACAGTGCGTTTGTGTTATGCAAAAACCGTGGCCTATATATAGAAGGTGGCGCAGGGTTAGGTAGCAACATTTTGGGTAATAACTTGTGCTTTGAAAATAACCAAGGCATCAGCATCCAATGTTATGGAATTACCGGAATGGAGTTTAACCAGCTACAAATTTACAATAATGATGCTAATATCGCACAGTACGGTATGTATCTAAGTGCGCAAAGCTATATGGGTCAAGTGCGCATTAATTCAGCAAAAATACGTGCTACTGCTGCAAATAGTCCTTACACGGCGTTTCTTGCAACAGGGGCTAATATTGATGCAGGTACGCTTGTGATCGATACAAAGCAGGTGCGTTGGGATACCCCGTTATATGCAGGTCAAACGAAATATTCGTCTGGCTGGACACTCGTTTAAAATCAAGGAGCTTAAAGCATGGATTTAACATTGGAAAAGTTGAATGCTGATTTACAATTAATTCGTCAACGCAAAGAACACACGATGAACGCTTATCATCAAGTGTGCGGTGCTGAATCAGTGATTGAACAAATGATTGCACATCTTGTTGCGCCAGAAATTCCACAACAAGAAGAACCACCAAAAGTAGATGAAGAAACATCACCACCTAATGATGAGCAAGACAATGGCGATAATCAGCAAGCCGATTAATGCCATCATGAATAGCATCTAGTGCAATAGGGGCGTAATAAGCTCGTATCCACGGCTTTTGCGCCTTTTCATCATTTTGTTAATATAAAGCTGCACTTCTTCTTCGGTAGTAACACTAATGTTTTTCCGTCCACCGCGATTTGATTTGCAACCACCCCAAGCATAATCAAGTACAATTTTGTCGGATTTATACTTATTGACCACTATTCGATAATAACGGTCTTTTTCGTGGTGTAGCCACTTGTATATTTTTACTATATGCATCTAACATCTCGTCCAGTGTTTCTTCTAATTCACAATATTCTTGTTCGTCCATGAAGAAAGTAGGGTCTGCCACATCCACTTCGTGACCCTCCACGTAGAATCGCAATGTTTAACCTCTGTAGATTGAAAAGTGATGCATATTACAAAATTGAGATCGGTGATGCAATAACCATTTTCTTGACATTAGGAAAATGGTTAAACCGTTTTTTGTTTTAATTGCTCTATGACTTTGTAAATTGTTGCTCTTGATACGGCCATTTCTTTTGCTATAGAGCGAATGGATTGGCAACTTTCTATTTTTTCTTTGACAACTTTTCTAAATTTATTGTCAACTTTAGATTTTCTTCCAAGATGTTTTCCTGCTTTTTTTGCAGCATCAATACCTTCTCTTTGTCGAGTACGTATCATAGTGCGTTCAAATTCCGCAAATGCGCCCATTATTTGTAAAGTAAGATTAGCCATTGGGTCATCTAAAGATGTGAAGACTAAATTTTCTTTAACAAATTTGAGAATAACTCCTTTTTGTATAATCGTTTTAATGATTCCTTGAAGGTCAAGCAAGTTGCGTGCAAGCCTATCAATACTATGAACATAAAGCGTATCGCCTTGTCTTATATAATTGATACATTCATTTAATTTGGGTCTGTCTTTTACACTACCAGTCATTTGATCAATAAATGTTTGATTTAGAGGAATGTCTACTAATTGCCTATCTGCGTTTTGGTCTGTTGATGAAACACGAATATAACCGATGTTTTGATGACTCATTTTTTCTCCTTGGGATACAACGTCCAAGTTAAAAAGAGCATCCTGCAATGTATAGCAATTTTAAGACCTTACTATACATTGTCAAGTAAAAGTAGTATTTGACCTTAATTACATGTTTAAGCGTAACAAAAGACTAATTATTGCAGGGTGTACCTTATTTACAGGGTTAGACTGTTTCCATCAATCGGGAAATTTCTTGTGGTGGCTGCCAAATGTGTAAGCAATGATTGTGCATGTTTACATATTGAGATTTTTTAGGATGGATTTGAATACAAATCTCTTCCTCATGGAAAAAAATGTTTTTTATAAAACACATTTCATCCCATGTAGGCGTCCTTTTTTCTAAAGATACCGATACATGATTCCATCCTTGATCATGACTAGCAACAACCATTAAATTGGCTTTTGTTCTTGGGTGTTTAATTAAATATGGTGTTCCGTATGGAATTTCTTTATTAATTCTATATTGTTTTGGGTCATTCATTTGTTTCTTAATTCCTCTACTCTCATTTTTAAATGGTCAATTACCTGATCATCAAAACCTTTATCACTGAAATCCAATATTGCTAAAAGACTGTAAATAGAAGAAATAACCATGTCATGTGCATGTTCTGTATAGCGAGATTGGATTGTGAGATAAGGATCGCCATCTACTGTAAATTTAATTATCGACTGGTAACTCATTATTTAACCTCCATAGGGAAACCAATCTTTTTCATAATTCGCTCAATATGATCTAATGCGTCTTCTATATCTCCATACTTAATCATGTGTTTAACTTCATAAAGGTCGCCATATATTTCACCATAGATTAGGTGTTTTAATTCATTAATAGTTTCTTTTTCAGCCTCTTCTTTAACTGATGGTAAAACCGGAACATCCAACCATACTCCAACTTCCCAGTGTAAAATTAATGAGTATCGGTCTTGCATGCCCATGCGTACATAATCATAGTCTAGCGTTATTGGTCGGGCTAATAGCTTAGGTGGTTTTGCTCTTCGCTGTGGTCTATGGTCTAATTGTAATTCGAGTGATTCTAAAAACTTAGTCATTCATCATTCCCTGTAGTAGTCTATCCGCACATTCTACATATCCCACGATGTCAACATATGAGTCGCGATGATTTTGAAATTTAGCCCGTGACACCTTCAAAAGTATCATCATCTTTGCAACGTCAAGGGCATCAATATGTATTCCCGTATATGCAGACCATAAGCCTGCAAAACGTTGGAATGAATCTTGCATGTCGCCGTAGTCTTGTTGGCGATCACCATTAACGAGTTTTTGCGCTTCTTCGGTAATAGTCATAACACTCCTTGTTTAAATTTTGGTAGCGTCATTTGAGGCGGTAGCAGCCTGATAACGTTCTTTTGCATCGTTTAATGCTTCAAGGTAGCCTTTGTTCCATTCTGGAACATGTGTATGTTCTTGTGCTATCTCAAGTTGATTTTCTATGGCAAAATCCAACCAATTTTTAAATGGGTCTATCTTTTTATCGCAGCCTTTCAGTACATGACGGTTTAAAACAAGATTGGGTATTTCTTCTTCGGTAATCTCTCCGCGTGAAAATATCAGGTTGGCAAAATCATTACACTCTTTGCATTCAATCATGTTCAATTCCTTCTGTTATTGGTTCACCGCAAAAATATCCATAAGACACTGGCATGGTAAACCCAGTGCTATAATGAAAGTTTTTGCATTCCTGTTTCTCTGCTTCAGTCATTTTGCGTCCGCACTCATTTTTACAATCAGGTGACGCACAAAATGTTTTATCTTTGAAACTCATGGTAAGGCTTTCCTGCAACGTTTACATCCCACGGTATTTTCTATGTAGATTGGTTGTCCATCACAATGAAAACCATATAAATACCGATCTACTTTTAAATCATGTCCTACTAAAAAACATATGATGCTTTTTATTATTTTCATGAACAGTCCTTGTTATAAGGTTTCTATTTCCTTTCTTTGCTTAAACTTTAATAGCTTGATGGTCTTTCCAGATTCTTGCGCAATCTTCTTGGCAATAGGTTTTAACTGCTCCATTCGCGCTTTATCAGCACACACAAAAGGCATAAAGGTTTCACGACCGTTTACTGGTAATGTCATGCCAACAACGCCTTCACCGCCTTCATCAACCGATGCAAACACATAGATTTCGGTTATTTTTTCCAAGTAATTAATGGTCATTGGTATCCTTTTTGCTGTAATAAATAGCGTCTACGTGTTTCATGGTGTCTTTAAATAATTTGTATATAGCTTCTTCTGCTTGTACATCCAGTCCATCCTCAATGAGCTTAATAATGGATTGCAAACCGCCTGTAACCGAGCCAAGCAAAAACGCTGTTTTGTCGCCCCTATCAATCAACTCTTTAATATCTTTTTCGTTCATACTTCAATCCAATCATCTGCGTTAAATGCTTCAAATTCTGGAACAAATGGGAACATTTCCATTGAATAAAGCACAAGCTGTTTTGTTTCTCTATCAAGGTAAATGTAAGCATCTTTCCAATACGCGAGTTTTGCTTTTTTACCCTGATAAAGTAAAGAGATAATGTCACAAAATGAGTGTTGTTTATCGTCTTCCTCTACAAGCCAACCATCTGAAATCATGATGTCTTCGTTGTAAACATAGTTGGTTAATGCTGGTCGAAACGACTTTACATCATGACCTTGTAGAACAAAGTAAATGCTTCCTTTCCATCGCTCACGTGTTACTGTGCAGCCTGCTTTTAGCAGTTCCATTGCTTCGCAGAATTTCATATTCTTTAAACTCCTTTAATAAATTAGTTGCTGCCTGATTAATCCAATGCAAGGTTGCGTTATTTTGATTATCTGTTCCATGAGGCAATGTTTCATTGGCAATCATTGTCACAAAATCTAGTAACTTTTCGTAGCGTTTGTACTTCAATGGCGTACACCCAACATGGTCAATCCATTTGGCTATACGTTTTTCTACATCTTCACAGGTTTCGCATTTGCTCATTATTCAGCTTCCAGAATGTCTTTAATTTCTTTGTAGCGCACATTCAATCTTTCGGTGTCTTTAAAAAATTCTTCCCATTCTCCATCATCACCTTTTATTACAATTTTCCAAGAATTATTATTAGTATAAGTGACATGCACACATTTAATTCTGTCTATTGGAACTAATACATCATTTTCAAAAGCTGTTATGGTTTCTAAAAATCTAGCCATCAATACAATTCTCCTTATGGTCGGGAAGGCTGGAACTTACATCCAGCAGGCAGGGGCTACTCGCGTATAGCTAATCCTGCGACAAACAATTTGCTCCACCAGTATTCGTGGGTCTTCCCGAATTATTTAAAAGGCTATATCGTCATCCGTAAATGGTGCTGGGTTTTCACTAGGTGCTGCTGTTGCACCTTGATCGGATTTCTTGATATAGTCCTCAACTTTGTTTTTATCAGGGTATTTGCTACCTAATGGCTTACCTTTTAGCTTATCTTGTGGAATTTCGCTACCCTCTTCAACGGTTATTTTAACCTGAACACGCTTACCAATAGCTACTTCGGAACACAATTGACCAGCTTCGTATTCTTTTGTAATACCTGCGGAGTCTGCAAAATGCACAACCTTCCACATCATGGCCTTAGTAAACACTAAAAAGTCACGAACATCATGTGGCTTGCCGTTTTCATCATAGATTGTCACGGTCATATCCATCATAGGATTGCCACTGTTGGCAGACTTTGTATCCTGTGACGCGGTTATTACCGCGTCATAGATACCTTCTTTAACAAGCTGAAAACGCTCCTGCATTGCCTCCTGCTCGCTCATTACTTCGTATTGAAACATCCTTATTCTCCTTTAATTTTAGATTGTAAATGGTTAATGCACTTGTTAATCGCGTCTTTTGGCATATCTTCCCAACGCTCTGAACTGCCTTTTTCCAGCCATTTGGTGTAGGTTTCTTCGGGAACTTTTAATAATTCTATCAGGCGATTAATCTCTTTAACTTCTTCATCGCTTGCCAGTTCTTGCGCCACTGCGTCACGCTCAAGCACTGCACGTCCATAACGGTTTGCAATTTCTTCGTATGAAAACGGGAAGCTCTCACCATCTGGGAATGACTCAATGCGTGACTTCTTTACCAAACCAACGCGGTCTTTGCCACGCTTTTGGATTTCAAACACCAAGTCAAACAGGTAATCAAGTTTCTTGTAACAGTCAAAAGTTTGACCTAGAATTGCCAAATTTTGGCCGTACTCGTTCTTGCTATGCGAAGTAATTATGACGTTCATGTCCAGGCGGAACAGTAAGTTAAGTAGCTGCTTCATCCGTTTGTTTGCTTCGCCGTAATGGCGACCAAAATCGGTTCCTACTTTCCGTTCGGCCTTTTCGAGAAGGTCGTTATAAAGCAGGGTTAATGAGTCGATGACCAGCGTTTTATACTCATGCTTGGTCGTTAAAAGCTCCCTTACCTCATTGACCATTTCATCAAAATCAACCGTCATCAATACCGCACCATCTACTTTTTCAATGGCTCTTACATATTGTGGTTTGTTGGTTGAACCCTCTGTGTCAATGATATAGGGCTTGGGAAATTGAATCGCAGCCATCGTTTTACCGACACCAGCATTACCATAAAATAATGCTTTTAAACGTGATTCAATCATTGCTGGTTTTTTAGCTTTTAACGCCATTTTACATCTCCTACATTGTTAAAATAATTGCCTATTTAAAGGCTTGAATAAACCCCATGTGCGCCCTGTCTCCAAGACGCAAGCAGTGTTTATCCGTGTCTTTTCTTCTTACAGCATTTACAAATGTCATTCTCTGACTGGTGATAACATCTGTATTTTGGGTGATAATTCATCAAGAATTTATGACCGCTTATTAAACATTTAAGTTTTTTAATCATTAGCCTTCTCCGCTTTCTAGTAAGTCAATGTGTCCTATTGCTGCAAACTCTGCTTCCTGTGCTGTGTCAAAGTACTCGTCTGCTTCTCGAATTACTGGCGTTCCCATCCAAAAATGATGGTCTCCGCCTTTATCTAAAATCTTGTAGTAGTAGTACAAAGTGTCTGGGTAGTCGTCATCTGGATATGCCCATATTTCATATTCATAATGGCTGTATTTTGCTTCCCGAATCATCTTCTCCATACAATATCCCCGTTGTCATTGTCATACTGTGCGTACAAACCTTGCTCATTCATGGTGGCGTGGTGATAGGTATCGCAAGCGGTGTCCAACAAGTCGGTTAAACTGTCTCTGTAGTAGATAAGTAGGTTTTTACGGGTAGTTTCGGCAAAATGTTGCCGTGTTTCTTCGTTGTCATCTTGGAGCATGGCAAGCATGGCGCATAGAAAAGAGCTATTAAGTGATTCGTCATCACCATAGCAAGCCCATTCTATTTCACGGTCAATGGATTCAATGTATAGGCGTACCAGTTCGTTTTGCTCATGGTCTGGCAGCATGTCAAGGGATAAGTCGTATTGGTCGCCATCGTATTTTGCGTATGTTGCAACCAATTCTTCTGCGTAATCGTTTAAATTACGGTTATGATTCAACGGCGTTACTCCTGTAACTGTACCCAATTCAAAGGGATCATCAATCCATGATGGCTTTTGTTCTTGATTTTGCACAATAGCGTGCGCTACACTTAATGCGTTCATTATGTATCTCCTGCAACGGATTTATTGATGCACAGTGGGTGATTGGTTCCAGCCAACCATCCACAGCCCTACGTTTTTACTACTTTTCTTCTATTTTTACCGACAGTTTTTTCATACTTTTATCCAAACATGCTACGATTAAATCACTCATAGTTCTGTCTTCATGCATAGCTACGTTTTTAATTAAAATCCATAATTCTTTAGGCATTTTAAAGTGAAATGACTTCATATTTTCTTTATCTATTATTTTTTTCTTAGTGTTTGCCATGATTCATTTTCCTGTACAAATGTATTTATCAACAATTAAACAAATGTATCATGGCGCATGACTGGAATGCAAGGACTTTTTTACAAAAGTTTAAAAATATTTAAAATGTGCTTAATTTATTAGGATAATTAGGTTATTCTATGTGGAGTTTATGAGAGAAGGGTTAGCAGCTAGTTACTTCATGTTCCAAGCTGCTGGAACTTTTTTAGATTTGCGTGATTGCAGACCGCCAAGTTAGTCAATCATGCTGTTATGTACACCGGACGCCATTGTTTGGCATTTACGGCTTGGTGCGTCCATACACGAGAGGCAATTATAACATGCACGATCCAAATAACAACTATTCGTTGTTCACTTCCCTATCATTAATCCATAATCAAATCTTGCACACGATGTGCTTACCATCATTTAAAGGGAATTGATCATGAGCGTAGAAGCAACTCTTGCCACCTGGCGTTTAACCAAAAAACAAGTCTCATCAACAGAAAAGCTATTTCTTCTTTCCTGCGCAAACCGCGCTGGCGAATCTCATGAATGCTGGCCATCCATAAAAAGATTATGTGCCGACACTGGAATGGATAGAAAAACCGTTATTAGTGTTCGGCAGTCAACTATAGACAAAGGACTTCTTGCTTACACTGGTTCATTCCGCGGTCGCTCAGGTCAAATACCTGTCATGCAATTAACATATGTTGACAATTCTGTATCAGAATTTACCAGTACCGAATCTACCACCAGTCCCAAAAACGGTACTAGTACCAGTCCCAAAAACGGTACAGGTGACCAGTCCCAAAAACGGGACACTGAATCTAAAAGAGGGAACCTAAAAGAAGAACCTAACAAACCCCCTATATCCCCCAAAGGGGGAAGTGCGCGTTTTGATGATTTTTGGATTCGCTATCCTCTTAAAAAGGGCAAAGAAATGTGCCTTAAGAAATGGCAGAGAGAAAAACTAGATGATATTGCCGATGACATTATACAAAAGCTGGATATGCAAATACTCAATGATAGGTCTTGGATAGCTGGCTATATACCAAATCCATTAACCTACATTAACGGTAAACGATGGAACGATGAACTGGATATGAGGAACAGGGGAAATACAGGCAAGCAACAATCTACGGATAACTTCCATCAAACAATGGCAAAGCAACGCAACTCAAAACAACCAGAGGTTTACGATGAACACGGTGACCGCATTGAACGCTACTTGTGAGCGAGACACTATAGTTCGCTTGTTCTCCAAGTTCGCCAATAAGTACGGCACATTATGGACTGGAAGACTTGGAGCAAATCCCGATTGGGATATGTGCATTGATGATTGGCATCAGGATTTAAGAAAATACGATTATAAGACTATTGTTCTTGCTGCAAAGAGTTCCTTGGGTTCGTTTACTGATTTTCCCCCTACATTTGGGCAATTTGAAGACTTATGCAAAAAGTTTTCTGGTTTTTTACAGATTAACGACGCCATAAGGATGATGATAGACAGAGACTTTAGCCATCCTATCGTCAAGATGAGGTATGACAAGATAGGTTCTTGGGCGTTAAAAAATGGCAAAGAAACAGACATCCAAGCCAAAGCAAAAGAAGCCTACAAAGAAGCTGAAAGCGAGTTTTGCCTATATCCTGAAAAGTCATGGGCAATGCTCGAAGAATACAACGCTAGACCCAAAGAACTACCAGCCCCAAGCAAAATACCAACAGCAGGCGAGAGTAAAGCATTTCGTGAATGCATGAATAAATGCCAAGAGATACTTAAAAGCAAGAAGATTGCAGGTGGCGGTAAAACCTACAAGGAGTTTGATGCCAACAAGATTAAGCGTGGCCACAAAGAGTTTGACCAAAAAGTGTTTGATGAATACCGCGAATACCTGATGGCAATACCAGAAACAGAAACCATGATATTACCGCCTGTTTATCTTATGGAGCGCAACAAGTTTTTAAACATGCGTGACCAGGCAGAATACTTAAGAAAGGCAGGCTACGTACCTCCTAATGCAAGACCACATGATGAATCTCCGAAAAGCTCTAATAGAAATAGTGGGCCTACAAAGGTCTACAAGAATTGGGCGCATGACTGATGAACCGTGGGCTATGGATAGCACGAAAGAATTATCTTTGTACGCTTATTAAGCGTGTGTCGGATGGTCATGGCGGTGATGACATAGAATTTCTACGTCAACATTGCAGGGAAGTGATAGAAGCACACCCAGCCGAAAAGATAGAGGAAGCCATCCGATGTTATGAAGAGATGGTCGAGCAGTTAAAATACTACCCAGAAAGGACTCTGAAATGATGAAACTGCAAGGAGAGAAAGCGAAAAAGTTTGTGGAATGGCTTGAATGTGTCAAAGGATTGCTACCCATGAACATGAGTATTAGTGAAGCTGCTGAAATATTTGAAAGGAAACTTAATGAAGAAGAGCAACTCAAGAAGAAACAAGCAAATTAGTCTTAGCGACCGTCAAGGAATGATGGGTCTATTAAAACAACTTTACGGAAATGAAGAGGTTAAGGATGACCAGACTTGCAATACCCGTGGAACGAGTAGAACAACGCGCACTCGTGAAGTGGTTGAGCATACACCCAACACTTAAGGATTTTTTTTGTAAGAATAACAATGAGGGAAAGCGCACCGACATACAGACCATGCACTTGAAATTGGAAGGGTTACGCCCAGGTGTAAGTGACTTGTTTATTTATTACCCAACCAAGTCTTACGCTGGTTTGTGGTTAGAAGTAAAACGAAATATGA